ATATTAAAATCTATAGAAAAATATAAAGCATTATTATTATTTAAACATAACTGGTCAATTAAATGTATAGGGTGTCTAAAACTTTCACTATAATCAACTTGCTTATATTGACTTGCGCTTGTGCTATCAAAATTCATACCTTCTTGTTGTGAATTTACATAACTTGATAATAATGGTTCTAATGAAAAAATAGCTACACCTTTATTATTTGGTGTGATTTTTAAATTAGCTATTAAATTAGTATTTGAATTTAAACTTGAAGATTGATTACTAACGTAAACTTGTGCAACAAATTTAACATTAAATTTAGTAGCTACTATAGTATTATCAGATACAGTAAATATTATATCTTGCCCTACAGGTAATGTTCTATATAAAGGGATTTGTTCTATTATTATACTCATATATTTTTTAAATTGTTTAAAATTTCTTCTTTAAGTCCTAAGATCATATCATTAGGTAATCTATTTAATCCTAAACCTAAAGGTCGTTGAAAGAAACTTAAACTTTTAATTCCATCTCTTTTAATCTTTTTAGCTATTAAAAAAGCTAAAGACATATTTGTTATATATCTTCCTGTTTTTTTATCTCTACCTTTTATCCCCCTCATACTAACCCATTTAGCTAAAGGCTTTGCAGGTGGCTGTTTAGATGTATATTTAAAAGGACTTGCTACCTTTCTACCATCAAATGTTGTAAACTCTTGTATCTGTTTATTTCCAGAAACTCCTTTGTCTACAAACTCTCCATAACTATCCATAGAAAAAGAAATATTATAACCCTTATCACTAGGTGTAACTTTAAATTTAATAGAATTATATAAATCTTTAGTTACATTCTTTTTGCCTTTAGTTAAATTAGTTCTAGATTGTTGCACAACATACCTCCCAAAACTTTCTAAATATTTTTCTATAGGATTCACTATATACTAGCTACAAACACTTCTAAATCTACATTAGTAGTTCCTACAGGTTTAACTATAATATTTTGTAATGCAGCCATTGTACCAAAACTAGGATCAGTATCAGCTTCTGCTAACATAATATTATCTGCTGCTCCTAATATATGTGATTGCCCTGCTTTTAAAGTTACTTGGTATAAAGTTGCTGCACCTACTACTGCTAATTCTACAGATATAGTTGCATTAAGATTTGTTACTCTTATATATCTTACATCTTCTTTATCCAATTGCACTACTGCACCATAAGAGTTAGTATTAAAAGCTACTAAAGTAGTTTCTTGTGAATGAGTACAAGTTACTATTCTTTCATAAGCATTATTTATTCCTGTTGTTGTTACTGTGTTTGTGTTTCCTCTTACACTTCCATTTAATACAACTGATTCGCTAATTGTTGTTGTTAAGTCTGCCATATTTTATATTTTAATTGTTATTTGTGGTGGTATTATTTTAATTATTAGTTTACCTATCTTTATCTTATTTAATCTCTTTAGTATCTCAAACATTATTGTATTGCATCAGTTGTTGCTTGTGGTGCTATACAAGTATTGTATTCATTTTCTATTATAACAGGCAAAGTAAACACCCAACCTGTCGGTGCATTATCAAATCTTTCTGTGAATGGTTCTATGTTTATATCTCCATCTGTATAGTATTTAGGTATATCATTTACTCCTTGATTAGATAATAAAAGACTTTCTCCGTTTTTAAATGTACCTATTAAGTCATTACATATTTGTAGACAATCAGACAACACTTCTTGTTCATTACTTAGGTCAGGAAATACTAAATCCATTATAAAGATTTGAAAGTTAATAGTCATCTGATGTGTTCCTGCTACTGCATTAACAGGTGTAATGTGCATTAAAGGAAAGTATGAGTTTTTAGCAAGATCAACTTCCCATATATCTCCTGTTGTTATAGTCTTGATCATATAGTGCTGCTGCCCTAATTTCTTTAAGGTATCTATAGTATTGTTGTAATCTTTAAAGTATGTCATTGTTTAACTGCTTTTGTTTCGTTTAAATCTGTTTCGTAAGTTAGCCAAGTTAAACATTCGTACAGACTAAGATTAGTTATTCTTTCTAAATTTATTATCTCTCCATTACACAATCGGTGCATTACACCGAACCAACCCCACTTGTCTGCAAATTGCTCTCCTGCATCTTGTCTAGTATCACTTGACTCTGTTCCATTAAATACAATGGCAAAATTATCGACAGTTCTTTCCCTAAAGTCCAAAAAAAAACCAACGCACTATTAACATCTCTTGCCTTCATCTTTGCAAATTTCTTTGCTCTCATTCGTGAATCACTTATACCATAGGCTTCAATAGAATATTCTTTACCATCTTTCTCAGTTATTGGTCTGTATAATACTGCAATTAGTTTAGTTAAATTATCTTCTAAACCATTCTTTAAATATGTTTCAATATCTGCATACTCTCCTAATGTTATTTCTTCCAGATTAGGATGAAACCCATACTCTATTTTATCTAACTTAATTATTCTTTTTAATTTAGTATCTTCTTTTGCTTGTAAGTCTGCTATTTTCTTTAATAATATTGCAACATCTCCTATAGCTAATTCATTTATAAGTTTCTTAGGTATATCAGATAAAACACTAATTGTATCAAGTGCATCTTGTGTTTTAGTTTTCTCTCTCCTGCTTATAAGTTTAACCCATTTATCTAAAGTAACATCATCCCAACTTTTAATTAAGTTGTAATTAGTTTTCTTACCTTCTTTGTTAATCTTGACTTGCATATTATATAATAGAATTAGTTAGTTTTTAGTTTAATATCGTATATTTGTTTAGTTTTCATAATCGTTTTACTAAAAAGGTGTTAATTCTTTGAGTTGCACCTTTTTTTTATTGCACATAATACTTACCTGCATTTGGGTTATCTAAATGATATATTACATTATACCTGATTCCATCTATTGAATGATTATAATTGTCTACATATAGCTTAGAACCCTTATCAGCATAGACATAGTTGTTTAACTCTTTAGCTATATTAGTAGATTCTGGAGATACTATAAGCTGATAGTCTTGCATACGAGTTACACCACTTTCAATAGTTCCTTTCTTAACAGGTTTAATGTTTACACCCATATATCTTAAATCTTCTATTAATCTTGGTTCTGCACTATCTGCAATAATTAACTTGTTTTGTACCTTTTGTAGTATTATTTTAGCTAATTCGTGTGATTTAAGACCATTTCTGTAAATATGTTCTTTTAGATATATCTTCTTATGCTTTTTATCTATAGCTACTTCTGTTAATGAATCAGGATCAACAGAAAAACCAAAGTCCATTCCACAAGATGTTTGTAGATTATCAGGATTAAAATCTCCTATCATCCAATTATCAAATACTACACCCTCTGCTTTGTCAAGCCAACCACCAAGTATCTTATGTAAATACTTTCTAGGATTGTTTCGTTTTAACCTATATATTCTTTCTAGGAAACTATCTGATAGGTTCTGCTTATTATCTAAGTAAGTAGAATGTATATAACACACATCATCTTTAGTACCATTAAAACCTGCTTCAATACCTCTACTTTCAAAGAACTTTCTATATATCCAATGCTCTTTAGTTGTGGGATTAAGTATTAGTATTATTCTATTCTGTACATTTTTCTCCCTTATACTTAAATCAATAGTATCAAATATATTCTCATCTACAAGTTCTTCTGCTTCATCTAACACCCAACAACTTATACCTTGTAATGACTTTAAGGATGCAGTCTGATTACCTGATGAAGTCTTGATACCTCTAAACAGAATATCACTTTTAGTAGATTGATTTACGACCTCTGCTTTATTAATACTAAATATACTTGTAAAGTCTAACAACCCTATCTTCTCTAAGAACTCTGGTATAATAGATAAGTGTGCAGATACCATAGTATATCTTGTAAACAATACTCTAACCCCTTTAGTCATAGTGAGTAGTGTTAAGAATACTGTAGCAGCAAATGACTTACCTGATCCCCTTCCCCCTGTAATTATATAGTATCTACAATCAGAAGAAAATAGAACACTATACTTTTTATTCAGTTTCGGATTCAATGAAGTTTATTATAGGTATGTTTAGTGTTTCGCTATTACTTGTAACATCTACTCTTTGTTGTGGTTTACCATAAAAGTATTCAAAGAATAATTTAACTGCCCATTGTTCTTTATTCTTTAAGCCTTCCTCTAAAGACTTTAAAGCATCAGGGTTCATTGGTGTTAAGTTCTCTATTAACTTTTGTTCTTCTGCCTTGCTTTTACGACCTGCACCATCTCTTTTTCCTCCGTGTGTACTCATTTTGAAATAATTTGATTAATCATCTATACTATATAATAGAAATACTACTGATATGTTTTTATCTCTGTAACTTGATTTTAAGTATATTGTTTTCTTTTTCAAGGAACTCTACAGTAACTCTTAGTTGTGCTAACTCTGTTTTTAATTCTAGCATAGTCATAACACAATCATCTTTATATGTTTCTAGCTTATCTACTCTTGTTCTAAGATCATCTCTGTATATTGTTTGCTCTGTCTTATCTTCTTTATCTTTTTCTCTTTTGTTTCTTATTAGAAATTCATAGAACTTCCAACCCCCTGCACCAAACATTACAGATATTGCAGTTATTATTATTGTTGTTATGTTATCGTTCATAATAGACTTTTATGTAATTGTTCTTTTTTTAGTTTAAGGTATATCCATAGCCACATAGAGAAGTACCAAGATGTTATAAGTAATGCCCTAAAATCTAATAAGTCAAAGTTTTCCTCAGTATAAATACTTAGACAATATCTTACAGTAGAAAACAAATATAAGACTAAGTACATACCTATAAACCTTATGAGATAGTTTAAATTGTTTAATGATAAAACTATAGATAAAGAAAGTATAAGGTAAGTAAGGTATAGCCAATATGTATTAGGCTGCCCTAGTTCTAACCAATAAGAGTATTTAGTCCATAAGACCTGATTGTTTAGACAGTCGCTTATACACCACCAGAACAATAAACTGTGGTAGTCAAAGTAGACTAAGATGTTCTTTATGTTATTAAAGTAATTTTTAATTATATTCATTGGGTAACATTAATCTTATTCCTAATTCTGTTAAAGCCCATATTCTTATCTGTTCTGCATACACTTCAAAGGCTTTAGTGTTTAGTGTTGCAGTACTTCCTATCTTACTTATGCCTATCTTCTTATCGTTAATCTCTAACATCTCCCATTCTTGCAGAAACTTAGCCCTTAGTATATCGTGCATCTCATTAGGAAAATATCCTAATTCATTTGATAGGGTTTGTACTATACATTTCCAATAATAATTGTTCTGCATATTTGATCTATTATTTCTTTGCTTCTTTACATCAACTATATAATCATTACCTAACTCCTTTAAATAGTTTATCAAGCTTTGCTTATCTTTATCATCCTTTATTACAAACTTCAAGACATTGTATCTTTAGCCCTATTCCAAAGTTTATCATTCTTATTAGATAATGTAGGTTCTGTTCTTTTAATGTTAGGAAAACCACCAAACTTAAAAATTTCTTGCATATATTCTCCACACTCTGGACATTCAGTTCCTACATTAACTACTTTAGAATTTATTACTTTCATTACAACTCTGCTTAATTCTTTTTGTATTTCACATTTATTACATTGATATTTTAACATAGTATTATTTTTAAAAAATAAAGGAGAGTAACAATAATAAATTAAAGGATGCTCTTATACACCCATTACTTTCAAATGGCAAAATTGCCTACTCTCCCTTATTTAGTTATATATGACTTATTCTCACTTTCTTTTTCTTCAAATTTTTTAATTCATTTTGTAAATGGTCTATTGCTTTTTGCAAACACTCATCAGGACTATTATGTTTTCTATCACTTCTTAGAATGTATGTAAGTGCAGTAGCACAATTATAATTTAATTCATAATCTTCTATTATATCAAATGCTTTATAACCATAAACTTTTCCTGTATAGTAATTTGGTGTTTTATCTTTCATATTTTTCGTATATTCTTTTTATTCCTTTAAAACAATCCACTAAACAAGTAGAACAAGATGTGCCTGTATCATAATTAGTTCCATAAATAGTATTAAAAATTGTTATCATTCGTTTTTTAGTTGCTTGGTCTTTTGCTATTCCTCTTTTAATATCTTTCCATATTAATAACACTTCTTCTATTAACTCATTAGGTATATCTACATCTTTAT